AGTAAGCTTAGACATCTAAGTTACCTCCAAATATCAATAATAGAGTGTAAAGACGTCGTGGTTGAGATTATCAGCCACATAACGCCTATCATAAGAGCAAAGAGGAAGCTTGGAAATATCTTCCACGACAGATTCCTCAGGATCTTGCGAAATCACCGTAAGTTCATACGAATGATCCTGACGATAGACCCCGTCATTTGCGTGGGAGTTTTCAATACGCTTCCTAAAATATACGATTGCCGGATATTTCATGCGAACGGTGGCGGGAGGTTGATAATAGACGTTTCTCGATCCGAGCATCTTTTCGAGGAGTGATTGCAACTCAATCCTAGTTCCCATTATACAATCCTCCCACCGTAAGTATCAGACGAGGATACTGGACTTCGACGTTCGTGACACGCCATTTGGATCCAGCATACTCGACGTACCGCATGGAATAGAAATTCTCATTGGCGAAAGGATCTGATACGATGCTTATCTCGTTGTTGATTGTGATGTCGTCGTTGACTTTGTCTGTCGATTCGAGCCTTCGGGTATTCCGAGTCACGTCCCCGTAATAATCACGCTCAACGATTCCGGGAACCCAGATTCCCGGACGTTCCTCGACTGTCGATTCGAATCCTATCTTTCCAAAGAATTTCGCCATTTTGAATTTCCTAAACTAATCTACGCCTTGGCAGTCTTTACCTCGACAGCAATGGCGGAGTAAGGCTTGGTGAGTGCGCCGGAGCAACGAGTTTCGATCAGATACTTCTGCGCATTGTAATCGATGTCGAAGTCATCAAACAGGGAAACTGCGCCGCCCTTGTCGGCACCGACGGTGTAGTCGGAGAGATTCACGATGATACCCTGAAGAGCATAGGAATTGCCCTGGTCATCAGTACGGCTGAGCTCTTCCATGACAGGAACGGTCTCGATCTTGCTGACGCGGAGAGCGCTTGCGAGCTTGTCCTGGGTCTCATAAATCACACGGCCATTGAGGTCCTCGAGAAGGAGAAGGTCGGTGAGGACGTCTTCGGTCGTGAAGAGAACGGGGGTACCGGATCCCTTGTAGTCCTTACGGGCCTTGACAGCTGCTCGAATGAACGCCTTGCACTTCTCAGTCTCGGTAGCACCATCCTTGAGCTCGTAATCTGCCTTGATGGTATAGAGATCGTCGTCGGTCCAGATCGGACGGATGTTCTGCTCGTTGATCTTGTCATCGCTGGAAGCGTTACGACCGTCGCCGACAAGAACGGCGCGAGCGATTTCCTCATCAAGCATCATGCGCATCTCGCCCTTGAGCCAAGCGATGACGTCGAAGTCGGTGATGTCGATCACATCGTCGCGATCCATCTTCTGCTTCTTGTAGATGGTGGTCGGAGTAGTAGTGCGCTTGAGCAAACCGAAGACTTCTTCCTTCTTCATCTTGCCCTTGATGTAGCCCTTGGCGCGAGCTTCGTCTTCGGTGAGGTCAGCAAACATGGACTTGATTCGGGAGAACGGAGTGTTGTGAACGCCGTTCATGACGGAAGCCACCCAACCGGTATCACGCTTGATGAACTCGGGGGTCGCGGTTACGTTGGTCGCGTCCGGGAACAGGTAATCAACGTCGGTGATGCCATGCTCAAGGAAGGATTCCTTCATGGAACCGTAACGCTTGGCGTCGGTGATCACGTCCATCATCTCAGCATGGGAGAGAGTGTTCTCTTCCGTGTCATTCTCGAAGATGTTATGCTTCATGTTTTCGTCGTCTCCTTCGGAGTCGGAATTCTTAGCGTCCTGGAGCGCCTGGCCGATCAACGCATAAACGACGGTCTTCTGCTCCTCGGTGAGGGTGTCGAACACGTCCTTGACGGTCTTCTCCTCATTGTTGTTGGAATTAGTGGGCATGTTCTCGTTCCCTTTCTCGCTATCCGAGTGTTCTATCGATTCGTCTTCTTCAGAAATATCATCGTGGGCTAGCGATATGTCTTCGCCCGTGTAGATGACTGCTTCCTCGTCCGACTCTTCGCCATGTGTCAATACGGATTCGATGAATGCTCCCGGATTGGCTCCGGCAAGAACAAGACTTACTTCACGGATCACGCCGTGAACAACGTTCCCGCCATTCTGCTTAAGCTGGTTGGCATAGATCGAAAGCGCCGATACGTCGCCGTGCTCTACGAGCTTCTTAGCGGCGTTTCCGGAATCTGTATCGTTGAAAGTGCAATATGCGTACACGCCCTCCTTGCGGTTTTCAAGAAGAGCATGACCTAAAACGTTCATAGGATCGTTGTGTTGGTGATTCCAAACAAGAGGAACCGTATGACCGTTGTCGTTCTTGAATGCGTCCTGCATGATGGTTCGACCGTCGGAGCATTTAAGATTGTTCCGAGTCGCCCACCCACTGAAGTCATACTTGGTCATTTTGAATTTCTCCATCCAATTCAATGTTCGGGACCGACGGGTTGTCCTCGTTGGGCTGACTCAGATTCTTGTTCCTGAGTTCGTCTGCCTTGGGATCGCTCGAAGGCTTCATTCCGATTACCTGACGAATCTCGTTCGACGTCATTATCTCGTTTCGAGTGAACTTGTCCGCAATCTCCGCGATGTTGTCCACCGGCACGAGCTTGAACGGGTCTCGGAAGAACTGGATCGTCTGCTTCTGTGACCGTGCGGTCTTCGTCAGAAACTTCCTGCTCATCTCGTCCACTATCGCCGAAACGATCGGTTCGATAGTTCGATTGTTGTAGTTCAGCATCGTCTTCTCATCGGCCGTTCCGTCGAGGATCGCCTTTGTCAAACCAAGCTGGCTGTAAAGCATCTCGGTCAAATACTCGATCTGCTTTAGAAGGTTGTTCTCCACCGGTCGATTGAGCTGCGTGATCTTCTCGGTTCCGTCGGTATAGGCGATGCCGTACTTGGTTCCAGCCAACTGGTTCTCGATGTCGCTTCGACGTTTCTCCGCTTCGCGTCGACGCGCGTCGTTCTTGATGACGTACGGAAGCTGGATGATCAAGTCCAGCTTCCCTGCCCCGCTTTGTTCGTCGATGACATCGAGCAGACTCAACTTCCTTATGAGACGCTGCATCGTAGAGTTTGTTTCATTGATGACCGCATACAAAGGATTCTCTATGATCGCTACGGAGCTTTTAGGAAGCAAGACATCTTCTTTTTCACCGGTGGCTTCATTGTATACTCGAACTTTGACCGATTGCGGATGCCACTCCACTATCTTGCCTGTTCGCATCGTGAGAATATCGTAAGCTCCAGTGACATTCGGATTCAATGTGGTATCGACCGGAACAATCGCCACGCATCCTTCATCGAGCATCGACAACACGACGTCCTGGAAAAATGCACGAGACGTCTGGTCGATGTTGGCTTCTGTGGTAAGACAATTGTTCAAGCCAGAGTTTATGTCTTCGATGTAACGGCCGTTGTCGTCTAGACGAATATGCTTGATGTCCAGCGCGGCTACATCCAGAGAAATTCGGTTGTAGACCGAAGTTGCGATAGAACGTTCGTTTCCTCGACTTAGACGAGGCCTGTCAGGGCGATAGGTATACGTCGGTCCGGAAGTAGGATACCCGTAATAGTCTGTAGGATCTTTGTTCGTAAAGGCATTCCAAGCATGCCTGAGTCGATCAGTCAAATTCTTTGCCATTTTGAAATTCCAAACCTGTTAGAGAAGCGCGCTTAACGCATACATGCCGGTATTAACCAACGCTGTAGCAGCAACGCTGCGTACAGTAAACGAGCCTAATTTTTTAGCAGCTCGTCTAACGTCCCCTGAAACATACGACTTCGACGAAACTTGACTCAGATTGGTCTCGGGATCGAAGATGATTAGAGGATCGTTTCCTTCGGTTCCTCTTGTCTTTCCGTTTTCGGTTTCGAGAAAGCCGACGCCGGCCTTATCCGTCATTCCTTGATAGCCCTGCTTCTTCAGCTCTGACACGACTGCATTTTTAAGCTTTGAGTTTCCGCCAAGAGAACCTGCCGAGAAGAACGTGCTCTCGCCCTTGTAAGTAATTTCTTTCGCGGTGTTGTAGTCGTTCATCATGTTATCGGCATAACGCTTTCCTAACTCGAAAGTAGAAAGCTCTTTTACTTTCGAAATAGGTATTCCGTATTTGTACTCGACAAAAGTCTTTGCAGCATCGGAAGAAGCTTTAGCGTTTCCCTTGGTCAGCTTTCTAACAGTATCGTCTACTTCTTTATACGATGCTATCTTCAAATCTTTGTTGGTCGTGTAAGTATTCTCATACGTTTTTTTTCCGCCTTGATGCTTTGAAAGATTCTTGGCATAGTCATACTTATAGAAGTTTCGATCTCTCTTGTCGTAAGTTACATAGATCGTTCCATCAGATCCGTAGTCATCTCGCTTTACAGTTGTTCTGTATAACTTTGCTCCCTGAGGAACTCCGGATCTAGTCGGCTGCGTATGATCAGGCTTCTGAATCTTTGTCGACTTTCTATGCCCTAGCTGCTCTGGTGTTCTACGAATTCCCCATTTCATTCCGAGGATTCCGTAGTGGACTAAATATTCTTCCATAGTGGAATCCTCCGATACTCGTTAATACCACTTATGATCTTTAGAATAATCGATCATCGTAGATTCCCTGTCCCGATTGCTATCGGTAGATCGCTGAACGCTTATAACCGGAGCATCTCCAACTGCGGAATTAAGCCAAGAAGAGATCTCTTCTTTCGTCTTTCCGCTTACTTTCAAGTCAGATACTTTCTTTTTCATTAAACTTTTTTCCGACTTAATGTTGTACTTTTCTGCTCTGTACTCTAAGCGATTAACCTTTGCAGTATAGCCCTTCTTTGCGAGGCCGTATTTGTCGGCCATCGTCTTTGCGTTAGAGGCCCTGGCATTGTTAAACTTGTAGTCCAACGTCGCGCCCGTAAGCTTGTTTATGTAACTAAGACCAAGGGCCTTCTTACTATAAAAATTTGAACTGTTCTGGTACTTTTTCTCTAGCGCAGCGTACTTTATCTTTTTACTACTGGTGTTAAGCGCGCTATTCTTCTTCTTGTCAGCCCTGGCTTGAAGAGTATCGGAACGCCTTTTATAGTAGTCGCTTTTCGCCTGGTAGTAGTTGGACTTTCGAACGCCCCATTTCATTCCCAGAACGCCGTAGTGAACTAGATAGTCCTCCATGGTGATCTCTCTCTCTAAAACGCTTCCTTGTTCAACTTGTAAGCTATGAAAGCATCCATCATAGCCGCCACGGAGTCTATCTTGGCTTCGTGCCTTCTTTTCAAAAGCTTGCGGTTTCCATTTGTGTCTTCCAAAACGATGCAGTTGCCCATTGCGAACTTCATTAGTTCTTCGTCGAATAGAAGCAGCCGTTCCTCGGCGAGACTTTTAAGCTCTCCGAGAGGGACCGACTCAGTCTTGCTTCCTTGTATGACTTTCTCTATTCCGAATGGACCGTTCTCTGTCTCCCAGCGAGTTACGAACTCTCTCGCGTTGTACGGATCGTACCCGAAACAGCGAACGTCATACCCGACCTCCATTATGTGTTTATCGAGGTCGTCGTACACGTCCATCATGTCAAGGACGGCACCGTCTAGAACGATCAAACTTCCTTCATCCATGAACTGATCGTACTTGACTCTCATTGCCGCAGGAAGCTTCATCAGAGTGAGGCTGGAAATATAGTTTCTAGTCTTGATTCCGAAACTTCCGTCGTTTAACGGAAACAAAAACGTAAACGAACAGAAGTCGTCGCCCTTGGAAAGGTCGGCGCCCATCGAGCAAGGCATCTGCCAAAAATCACGCTTCTTATGCGGAAGAGTCTCTTCGTACGTAAAGAAGTAAGTGTGGCCTTCGGTAGGAATCCCGAACCTCTTGGCTAAAATATCGTTTCTGGCTGCCGGGGCTTTTTCGGCTCTCTCGACATCCAGCTGGTAAGTCTCATAGGAGACAGTCTTTCCAATGTTGGGATTCGCTTTGAGCCACATCTCGGGTTTGCCTACTTCGTCGACGGAATCGAGACGATACCACCATATGGAAACATGAGGATTGACATACTCTCCTTTGAGTATGTCCATCAATTCCATTTTGATGGTATCTCCGCTACCGTTTCGAACCGTTCCCTCGGAACTCGTGGCAATGATCAGATAATCATCGACTTTTGAAGCGCCTTGCTCAATCGCGCCAATAGGATCTTCTCGAATGTCTCCCGACAGCCACTCGTCAACGGAGGCTACCTTGCAACGCATACCTTGTAATTTGTGAATCGACATCGGTCGAATTTCGAGAATCGAATTGGTTAGAAAATTTTGGACTCCCTTTTTAGTAGGAGTCAGTTTCTTTCGGTTGGCAGCCGATCCGGTGGTGTTCTGCAACGATCCTTCCGTCAGAAACTTGAACAATGGACCCTTCGCCCTTGCCACTGCGGTGCAGAGAGGACTCATTACCTCGTCAGCCTGCTTCATGGTTGGAGCGGTCGTAATCTGCTGCGTCGTCGAGGTGTCGACAGTAAGAAAATATCCTTGTATGCACGAATCGTACAGGGACTTCGCCGCTCCTCGACCTACAATCAGATACTGCTTGTTTATGAGCCTCTTCTTTATGCGTTTGTTCTCGTAACGACCAGGTGCTCCATCGACTCCCGGGACGTAAACACTCCTGTCAACAAAGTACCACCATCCGAAAACCTGTTCGCCCCACAGCTTGAACGAGTCGAGAAGCTTCAGGTCGCTTCCATCGGTAAGGGTCAACTCGTTCTCGCAGAACATGATCCATCCGTCTACCGCTTCGTCGTCGTAGTAAACTCCTGGATTCTCTATCAACGAATCTATTCGATTCATCTCCATGGAGATCTCGTTGTTCACCGGTATCTCTCCTCTGATCACCGAGTCCCGAAACTCTCCATAGTATCTCGGAACAGCGGTGTTGGAGAGGCTCATCAATAACCACGACCTGACGGAAGACGCTTGGTTTCGTCAAGAATCTCAGTTACATAGGAAGCTCCGGCAGAGGCATAAGAATATACGTCTGCCACTTTTGCCGCGGATGAAGCGTAGTGCCGCGCCTGATTGTAGAACGTATTGCCGGAATTCGTCGGAGAATAGTTGTAAGTATTGTACGTATTGTAAGAAGGATTGGAAGAGCCTCCGGTCTTCTGGTTTTGCTGCTTTCCTTGAGAGTCACCGGAACTTCCAGAAGACTTTTTCTTGTCTTCGTCTCCTCCATACCAATCATTTATCGTGTTGTAAATCGATCTTGAAGACTTAAGCAACGAAGAAACTTTGTTGGCCGCGTCCGATGCCGTCTTCAGCTTGCTTACGTACTGCTCGCCTTTGTTTACTTCCTTCGGGGTAAGATTCTTTATGTCTTGTTCGAGCTTGAGTCGTTCATAAGCCGTCCTTAACTCTTGGGTCGTAAACAGACTCGCATTGTCGTACAGAACTTTGGCGGATCTAGTTTTAAGTACGGCCGTCTTCTTCTCTTCTACACTTAGCTCTTCGTGAGTCTTCTTCTCATTTGAAGTCTTCGCTGCGGTTTTCGACTTCTTTGAAAACTTGCTCTTGATCCTGGAAGCGAGACCGGCGGATTCGTCAGATGTTTTCT